CTGTCCAACAGGAATAGTATACATATACTTCCAACGATAACCATCAGCAGTTGTGATGATGGATGTAGAAGTACCTGTAGGCTCAACAGTTGAAGGTTTACCGTTAGGGTCGCTAGGTGATGTACCGTTATAGATGCACTTATATACCTGATAACTTGAGTTTACAACGTAGAAATCTGCGTCATATAATTTAGTAGCACCAGAAGATGCAGTCTTTGTAGCACTATAGTCATGTCTATACATGTCATACACATAACCCAATCCACCAGTAGTTTGCTCTGGGGGAATCCAGTCAGTCCTTCTGATAACCTGTATGGTATCATTTGCTAATACCCTCTTAAGGGATATCATGTCAGAGTAGTCGTCTGAAAACTCTTGGAATGAATCTACTGGGTCAGGTGGTGCATTCTCGTTATCCCATGACTGTGGACGACCAATGAATACGTACAAACGGTCACGGTCAGCACCAGCTAAGAGGTCGGACTGTGTTGGGTCAGGACCCTCAAGTGCACTTCTGAAACGCTCGGCAGTAAAGATTCTAAATTGGTCGGTTAATAGTGCCATGTCTAGCGATTGCCTTCTTTATATTTATAGGGGTTAGTCATCCTCATTTCTGATAAACGTTGTATATTCAACAGAAATGATGTCGGCTTGTGCTCCTGAGGTGTTTCCTCTCAAGATTTCACCGACTGTAAACTTAAATGTTGGGTCATTATCTACAATATTTTCCACTGTTAATGTAAATTGTCCTGATTTAGGACCTGTTACACGACTGGTAGTTGTTGCAGTCAACCCTGACGATAATCCTTCTACTACTTCTGGTATGTTAAACAATGTAGTAGTGTTATATGTAATAACGATAGATGCGGTTGATGTATGAGTATCACCGTCTCCCAATTCACCCGCAGCTTGGATAGTTGCAGTTAGAGGTGTTGCATTACCATCATATATCTGGTCTCCAACTTGGAATAGAGTGGTGTTTTGTCCACCTAATGTTTCCTCAATACCATATTTAGACGAGGCGATGCCACCATCTAGATTAATTTGGTTTTCATACTCAGTGCTAGTATTAACAAGGTCAATAATTCCATCACCAACTCCATTCAATTCATCATCATCTTCAAATTTTCTATTAAGAATTAAACTTAAAGGATTAGTAAATGCAACAATATCTACTCCTTCTTGCTCTATTAATACATGTGGAGCAACACCAGTGCCACTAGACCCAGATGTGCCTCCTACAAATGCTATGATTTGAGACTTCTCACCAGACCTACCACCATCAATGAATGCTAATTCATCAACTTGGAATGTTAGATATAGTGCTCTTTGAGATGGGTCCCAGTCATATACAATAGCAACTCTGTTATTAGATGATTCAACGACACGTCTTACTTTGTCAGTAACAGAGAATTGATATTGTGTGATACCTGTATTAGCATCATCTTGTAAACTATCCAATATAACCTTCTGGTCAAAACGGAAATTTACACCTCTATCACATCCAGTGAAAGACGTTGCTGTCTTACCAGTATATCTAACAATCTCTCTTCCAATCAAAAACTTACCTGATCCTGCATACGGGTCAGTAGTTTCTATATTGACAACTGTGTCATTCGAGTCAACGTTTGTAAGTATACCAGACAGATTGTATAGGACACTGTTTAATGATTGACGATTTCTTGCAGTACGGATCAGGTCGGTATCTCTTGTAAAGATAACATTTGGTGTTCCCTGATAGCCGCCACCTCCTGATATGAGGTCGATGTTTGTGATGACACCTAAGTCAATAAATGCTTCAGCAGATGCACCACTACCTCCACCACCTATGATTTGTATAAGTGGTGGTGTCTCAAAGAATTCTCCTGCATTGGTCAAAGATATAGAAGATACCTCACCAAACTGGTTTACAGAAGCAACACCAGTTGCACCCTGTCCACCTCCACCAGAAATAATAATATTTACATCTTCTTCAGTATAGTTTCTACCTTGCTGTTGAATTGATAGACCTGTTAGAAGTCCTGTAATAGGGACTAATTCAGCACCACTACCACCACCACCTTCTATAACTGCACTAGCATCAAAATAGTTATCACCAAATCCAGTCATCTGGATAAAGTCTATACCACCATCATCTTTTAAATATACGTTACCAGTAGCATGACCATTAGATTCATCATCTTCAATTTTTAAACGTAAAGGGTCATAACCCTCACCTGGGTCTAATACTTCTACTGCTATAATTTCTCCTGCAACTCCTGCTATAACTGGTCTTAGCACTGCCTCTCTAATAGGTGTGCCACAGTTTCCTATACGGAGTCTAGGAGGGTCATTTGCATCGTATCCACTTCCACTGGCAGTAACGTACACCTCTCTAACACCGTAGACGCTGTTAAACATCGGGACGATTTGTGCACCAGAACCAGGAACTGTACGTGTCATACGATTACTAAGTCACCTATCATTGCTGCGTGTGATGGAATACCACACTGATATTTGTAAGTTGTGCCTGCTGCCAAATCCATAGGCACAGTGTAATACTGGACTCCTTCGTCATTACCACTTACACCATCAGTAACAGCAGCTCCTCCTGCTGATACTCTGAGTTTAAATGGATGTGATGCACCTGTATCATTTGCAAATCTATAAGTAAATCCTCTATACAAATATAGAGTTGGATTGTCATCTGAGCTACCAACACCTGGCCCTGTAAAACGATATGCTGAAGAACCATTTGCACCGATATTCCATCCTAATCCTGCTGATGCAACAGACTCTATACCATTACTACCAAAAATAAGAGCCTTATTTTCTCCTACTGAGAATCCACTTTGCATGTATAACTCAGCATTCATTGTCAATGTGTTAGATGAAACAGCAGATGTTAATCCAGTGCCACCAGCTATAGTTACAGTGCTATCACTAGCATTTGCAGTATATGACCCACTATCACCAGCTATACCTTGTAATACGTTTTGGACAACATTGGGTGAGGAGTTTGTAATTGTTAAATTGTCTCCTGCAACATCTGTTGATATACCTGTGCCACCTATAAAATTAACTGTAGTAGATGTGCTACTTGCAGTCTTACTATTATTATCTGTCCCGAAAACAGTAAACACGTTTTGGTCAGGAGCACCTAAAGCTCCTGTCATAGCGATGGTAACTGTGTCACCAGCTATTGAGGTAGAGATGTTTGAGCCACCCGCAATAGTTAAAGTATCAGTTGCAGCAGATGCTGTAGTTGACCCACTATCTGCACTTATAGTTTCAAATAAATTCTGTGTAGTTCCTCCACCACCACCTGTGGCAGTCTCGTCGTTAGCAGGATACCAGTAACTGTTAGTGCCATCCCATTTCAATACTTGTCCATCAGATGCACCACCACCTACAGTCAAATCTACATCACCTAAGTCACCAATACTATGGTCTTCACCTATAAGTTTTTTCCATCCGCCTGCTGTTGCAACTCTTGCTGTAGTGTCACCAGAGACATATGCAAACATACCATGATGTGCAACATTCTCAGGTAAATCTCCTGTTGCAGCAAAATGATTACTATATTTTAGTTTACCATCAGCACCATCAATATATGTTAATGCAGCACCTGTGCCACCAGCCCAGAATTTAATATCTCCTGTGCCATTTGGCATTACAGTTATATCACCATTAGCAGATGATATAATTTTATTTCCTGCTACATCAAGGTCTGCTGTTAAAGAATCTAAAGCACCCTCAGCAAACTGAGACCCATTCCATTTTAGGAATTGTCCAGTACTAGGAGACCCGACGTTTATCTGTAAATTAGTGTCATTACCAAGATTGGTATATAACTCATCGATGACTGAATTTAATTTTATAGCTCCATCTCGCAGGCTGTCACCTGTGCCATCATTCGCAGAAGAGCCTATGTTAAGATTTTGCTTTGCCATTTTCGGTAGTTTTCTACAAGTTTATTTATGTGCCATCAAAGGACTGTGCAGTAGAATCGAAACTACCTGATGTAGAATCAAATCTATTCTGTAAATCCCCACTTCCACCAGAACCAGATACAGTTAGATTTGCCTGATTTGAATCTAGAGGAGAGTTTTGAGCATTGTTAGCAGGTACAGGTCCGATGATACGACAACGATACTTATACCCTGTCATATATGCTAAAGCAGTAACACTATATGACGCTGATGTTGCACCTGTGATAGCAGCAAATGCAAATCCACCATCAGTTGACCTATACCACTGATAAGAGATAGGTCCGTTTTCTGGTATGATGAGTGCATTGACTGTAAATGTCGCAGTTTCACCCGCATTGACTGTTGCACTTTGAGGTTGTAATGTAAACTGCAACGTTGGAGGAGTAGGTGCATCTCCACCATCATCTCCACCACCCTGATCCTGTTGCACAGGAGATACAGTGTATGTGGTGTCTATAGTTTCCCTTGTTGTCAACCCAATCATATAAGGAAACTCTGCTTCACTCTGGTCATCAACAGACAAGAAATAAGCATAAGTGCCATTAGGATATTCTGGTGTTACACAGAATCTGCCATTATGATAATCAAGGTCACCTGTGCCTTCTACATATTCCCAGTCTTCAACTAATGCACCAGCTGGAGGATTCTCTGCTGTGCTACCATAATCAGGTCTTCCTGCAACTTCTGTATCTCTAGCAGAATATGAGCTAGACATGGTAGAAGTGCCAGAAAGACTATCCCAAGGTTGTGTATATCCAAACGGACCGTAAACAGGGAATCCATCAAATGATATACCTACCATTTTAGAATGTCCATCAGGATGTCTGATATTATCACCGTTATACTGAGTAGACCCATAGTAATCATTGTATGATGCTATTGAAGACCCTGCTCTCCAACAATCTAAAAAATGTGTATCATGATAATGATATTGACCAGACTGCTCTGGATGTCCACCACATGAATCTGCACCAAAACTTATAGGTAGATTAGGGAAATGAGCATTCCAACTGAAGTTTGTAGGAGGGTTACCACCAGTACCTGCACTAGGGTTGAATAGTGCAACACCATTTGCAGCAACTGCTATAGTGCCTAGTGGTGTAGGGAATCTACCATTTCTCTGGTCATAATATTCATATGTGCCAGTTACAGGTGTATTCGCTTGGTCATTTACAATTAAATCTAATCTATCATCTGCTGCTAACCAACATTCCCCTGCAATAGATGTAAATGTTGTGCCTCTAAAAATATAAACTAATTTATAATCATCAAATGCAAATAAAATTCTATCTCCTACTCGAATATTTGCATTTGCTCCTGTAAACAATGCAATATCATTAACGGATAAAGTTATAGACCTGATAAATCCGTCATGGGTATACTGATTAGAATCAAAAACTCTACTAATACCAAATGTTCCTCCACGGTATAAAAAGTCATGGTCAAAATCCTGCTCTGTGACTGTGTTTGGGTTATTTTCATTAGGAAAAGTACCGTAAGATACAGGTCTTGGTAGACCATCAGATGCTACGGTTACAATCTTCGTTGCGTTATTAAATGATGCGGTTGCTGCCATGAGATTATTTAGATGTCATCGAAGATTTGGTCAGGTGTGAATCCTGTAATTACAGTTGCACCTGTTTGGACAGATAATATAGCAGATAGTGAGTAAACAGGAGTTGCACCCGCAGCAGTTATTGCTACACGATACTCATCACTATCATCAGCTTGTGTAGTTGCATTAGTAAAGTATGTTGCTTGGTTAGCACCAATAATGTTATTCCAAGTTTGTGTGCCATACTCTTTCTTCTGCCACTGATAATTCATTGAAGAAGTATTAGTTACAGTAGAAACAACTGTAAATGATGCAGTCTGACCTTGGTTAACAGTTACGTTAACTGGGTCTTGAGTAATAGCAATTGTACCTGCAGTAATTGTTTGACCACCAGTGTATTCACTACCCTCACCCGCGAGGACGTCAAATCCACCATTGACAGGTGTGCCAGTAGGTTCTACGAAATCATCTGGGACTTCTGTCTCAACTAAAACCGAAGGCATAGAGTATCCAATACCAGATGTCTTAACATCAATTCTTGTGATACCAGTCAATGCCTTGACATTTGCATCAAATCCAGAAGATGATATAACATCAACATTAGGACGTGAAGTATAACCGTCACCTGGGTTTGTAAGGATTGCGTTAGTTATTTGACCACGTGTGACAGTAGCAAGTGCTTGTGCATTTCTACCTTTAACTGAGCCAGTATATTCAAATGTAATCAAGGAGTTTGAAGACTCAATTAGAGCAACTTCACGATTAAATTCTTCACCCTCAATAAAGAGTTGGTCACCAGATTCTATTGGTGGGACAACAGTTGCTGCGATAACGTCAGCATCACTACCAATGTATGAGAATCCAACAAATGTGCTTCCTGCACGAGGAGTCTCAGCAAAGATTATTCTACTACCAACCAATTCATATGCTGTACCTGGCTCTTGGATAATACCATTCAGTGAAACAATAATGTTGTTTTCTGGAAGTATAGTGTTAGAAGAAACACCCTCAGTCAATGTCAAGGAGTAGAATAGTCCGCCACGCTTAAGGTTGAATGAAGACCTTAATGAATCAAACTCAAATGATATGTCATCTAACTGTCTTAACTTACCAACGTAGTATCCGATAAATTCACTACCAATGTCAGGTGGCTCGTTGAATTGTATCTTATCAGAGAATGCAACATAACTTGCGTTACCACCTGGGGGTTGTAGCACACCATTAACAAATATTAGTAGATGTCCTGCAGGGTCTGGGAAGTATGCTTCACCATTATTGATAGTAAGGTCAAATGTGCTTTGTGCTCCATCAAATCCTCTAAAGTATCTGTCAACTCTACCTTCAAGTGTGCGAGCAGATGATACTGCACCACCCCAACCATAGTCAGATTTAACAGTCATATTATCAGCAAATACACCTTGTGCATCTTCTACCCATATAGTCGCTGTAATACCACTCTGCTCAATAGCAACGACCTTACCATATACACTGGATTGAGTATTTGTATAACCTAAAACATTAGCGTAGATTGTTGGGAAGTTACTTCCTATCTCAATCTTACCAATATTATTTGTAGAATTACCAACTTCTGATATATCAGCACCAGCTCCAACTGGGACTAAATTACCAATCCAAAGTTTGTGGATTCCGTAATTAGGGTCGTTAGTATCAACAATGTTTAGACCATTGATATACTTGGTAACTGTCGCTGTCCAACCTGGGTTTTTCTGAGTTGTGCCTTGTAGTAAAGTAATCTCATCACCAACGTTAAAGGTATCGCTAACACCAGTATCTGTAATTGCAGTGCCTAGAGTTAACTCATATATGTTTGTGCCATGAATGTATTGATTAAGTTGTATTTGAGTGCCAGATATACCCTTAACATCTAAGATGTAATCAGTAACACTACCGTATACAACATCACCTGTTGACCATTCATTTTCAATAGTTTCAACATCAATAGTAATACGTCCACCGTCTGTATCTGTTAGACTACCAGACTTATTAGTGTAGGTTGAGAATAATACTTCAGCAGCGTTGTCTTTGTTGAATACGTAATCACCAGATTGGAAACTACCACGCTCAACATTAATTAACATCCTATCACTCAAGTCTGCTGTAACAGTACCTGTAGCACCAGAATCAACACCCTCTAATACATCACCCGCACTTATAGTGCCTGCTACATCTATAAGTTTTACAAATCCATTTAGGTCTCCATCTTTAGTTACAGTTTGAATTACCTTACCTGTGTTAGATGTAGCACCTTGCACCACTACATTTTCACCATTAACGAAGTTAGCAACAATACCTGACAATCCATAGTATTTCATTAATACTCTGATATTTGCTTCGTTAGCAAATACTGTGCCGATTTCAGATGTAGCATCTGATGTAGAACCGTAGATAACATCAGCAGGATTAAATCCACCCTGTATTGGTGTCTCTGATGGGTCAGCTGGATATAGAGGAGCAGTCCTTGTAATACCAGACCTTCTAACAACAGAGAATATTTGTGACCCTGAGTTATTAGTGTCAACAGTTACGTTTCTAAATCTACCATCATGGATATAATGTGCACCAACTTCAAACCATTGTGCAGTTGCAGTCATAACATACCAGTAAGGTTGGTTAGTAAATGCAGTGACAGAAGTCTGAGATGCAGGGATGTAAGTTAGAATATCACCACGACGGAATTGGTTTCCACGATTAATTCTGACTCTATATTCAGCACGGTCAAATCCAACCTCAACTGTGGGTGTAAGCACAACAAGAGCAGGGTCTGTGTTGTAGTCAATACCCATCTGATATGTCTTACCAAGATTCTCTGCGTCTGTGCTAGGTATCCATGTGACAGATGCCTCAGTTGGGAATTTAGATAATTCTAGAGCAAACTCGATTGGGTTGAGAGATGAGTCCATAATAAACTCAGCTGCTTCTTGGTTATACTCTAATCTTGCAGGAGGAAGATATACTGGATATCCTGCCCAGTCTGGGTCATCTCTATCATAAAGGACTGCCTTCATGTATTCTCTAATTCTTGTGAGATAGTAAATTAGATGAGACCTGACAACATCTTGATATGCTATAAAGTTACCTTCACCATCAAACCAGTTTTGTAGTAGACGGAATGAGCCAGCATTACCATGAGTAATCATGTCATAACGGACTGCCTTCATTACATCAGTAGCAAACTGTAGTGTGGCGTTTGTGCTGCCAAAGTAAGTTACTGTAGCATCATATGCTCTTTGCTCAATAGCATTTGTATTGAATAGAAGTTGATTAGCAACTCTCTTATCATTCTGTGTGCCACCACCAAGTGCTGCAGATAGTAAATCCATCAAGGTATCAACAGCAGATGTTACGTTATAACATGTGCCTCCTTGATAATTTGTATTACCATTATAAGGGAATGTCTTAGTAACACTAGATGTTAGATAATTCGTATTGGCAGTCGCTGCTTGGATAATAGTATTGAATGGAATCTCCATCAATGTATTGATTGCTGACACAACCTCAGGGCATGTCATATTAGACAAGTTATCAGAATCTTGACCACCATTACTTGTATCGTAAGTGACTGTAAGGTCTCTCTTAGGTAAGTCAGGAGTATACTTAACAGGCCATATGTATGGTAGTGTGTAAGTCCTGTTTAAAATATTGTTTGGATTATTGATAGTATCGTTGAAGATTGCCATCAAGTTAGTTACTTCAGTGCCAACTCCGTCTGCTTCAGTACCAAGATATTGAGCATTAACTTGACGTGCACGATAGTATGAAAGGTCACCACTGATAGGCCATGCCCATGTAGAAACATCAGTAACATCTAATTCAGTATCAATCACTGGGTCATGAGGACGTGGATATACATGCTGTGATGCAAACTGGTCAGAAGAGCAACTCATTGTTAATGACTGAGGTGCAATAGTAATCTTATTAGCAGTTGTTAGTGTATGTCCTGCAACTGTAAATGTTAATTCACCAGTCTCAGGGACGTAGTATGCATTAGTTGGTGTTAATGTGCCACCACCAGTGACTGATATTGCACCAGAATCTGCACTTACAAATCTATGGACGTATCCACCACCAGAAATTATTGCTCCTGCTGTTGCATTTACAAATGTATGAGCATATTGTCCAGTGCCACCATTACCAACATGGACTTTAATTGTGCCATCTTGTTTCTTGACTGCACCAGATAAAGCAGAAACGAATGTATGGTCATATTGCTGACCTTGTTGTGATGCTCCAACATCTACAGTGATTACATTACCAACAACAGACTCAACAGGTAACCATTCTTTTATTGCAGGGTCATCTGCTCTTGGATATGAGTGGTTGGTATTGTTACCATCTTGTGTGCAAGTAAATGTAACACCATCAGGTTTAATCTCAACCATTGTATTTGCTCTAGCACAACCATTTGATGCAGCACTGATAAAGGCGTGTGCATATCTACTATCAAATGATGCAACACCAACGTTGACTACAAATGTATCTGCAGTATGTGATTTAACAAGAATCCACTTGTCATACCATGGGTCTGTTGTACGTGGATAAGAATGTTGAGTTGCATTACTATCTTTTGTGCAAGTAAATGTAAATGCGTTTTGGACAAACTTAACTTTACCACCAGTTGTCACGCCATGACCTGCTGAAACTACAGTTAAATCACCAGTGTTAGCATCATATGTGGCTCCTGTAGGTGTTATGTTAGTAGGAGCAGTGAATCCAGAAACACTAGGAAGTGTAAGACCTAAGTCACCAGTTGCAGCATTATATGTCGCTGTTGATGGAGTATGTGATGTAAATCCAACTCCACTAAGACCGATTGAAGAATTATACGCCCAATCTGTAACTCTTGGATATGCATGAGTGGTTTGATTACCATCCATTGTGCATGTGAAGTTAATTGACTCACCTAAGAATCTAATTGTCTCTGTTGAGTGAATTATATTATTATTTGTATTTGAAACCCATGTGTGTGCATGTTGTCCAGTCGCACCCGCTACACCAACATTGATTGTGAAAGTATTTGCATCTGCTGCAGATACAATCATCATCTTATTGTAATATGGGTCAGTAGTTCTTGGATATGTGTGGTTGGTTGCTCCACCGTCCATAGCACATGTAAATGTAATATCTTTAACTATGACTCTATCACCTTTTTTGATGCCATGCCCATTAGATGTCAATACCATTATTCCAGTAGCAGGATCATATGTCGCACCTGTTGTTGTGAGCTCAACTGTGTCTCTGAAATCGTGGTTACCGACAGTAAGAGTCATTAAACCAGTTGCAGCATCATAAGTGCCATCAGTCACATCATATGTTGACTTAGGTGATGCACCAACGTTGACTGTAAATGTATTGAGAGTTGTTGACTCACCATTTGCTACAGTGCCACTTGTTGCTGCAAATCCACCATCACCAGTGTCAGACATCAATCCAGCTGCTGCACCTAATCCAGTAAATCCGCCACCTGGGGTTTCTCCACTACCTACTGGCTCACCGTCAATCCAAAGTCTTACACGACCCTTTCCAACATCTTGGTCTCCACCAATCTTAATTTCCCAAACTAATTCATGCTCTTCATCATCCAAATATTGTAAGATATCTGCAACAGGGATATCAAGTATTGCAAGTCCAGTATCATTTGTATATGTTGCACCACCAGAGTATGACTGATTACTGCTTCCTGCACGAATTCTAAAGTATGTGCCACCATCTCTAAATCCAACCCATACACCTTGTGCAGCACCACCTAACTCAAATAAACATGCATCAACTGCAGTTGAAGGAATAATAGTTACAACACT